CCCAGCTTTTGAGAAAACCGAAATATCTACTGTGATTCAGAATGAAATCGCAGAGAAGCACGACGCTGCGATCCAAGCGGCTGCCGAGGCGGCAAGCAGACTTGAGATTAAACGCAAGTCTGACGAGGACAAGGCCAGGCGCAAAGCCGAGTTGGCTTTGGCCGAAGAGGCGGCCATGGCGCGTAAAGCGGCTACCGCTGAGAGGCTCCGTTTGGAACACGAACGCCTTATAGCCAAAGCACGCGTAGATCTGGTCAACAAAGGAAATTCGTACCAGAATTCTTTCCTTAAATTTATGAAACTTGGGAAAGCTACGAAAGAAGACCGGCAGGTCCTCGAAGAGGAGGTAGACAAACATATGCGAGATTTTAACGCTCTGCTGGTTGTTCTCCGCGACGCGGTTACGGCGGCCGGCGCGACGATGCAAGAACAAATCTACGAAAATGAAGACTTGTGTGCGTTGTTGCAAACTAGCGCGGCTCATATGTTGATGAGTGCGGTTTCTGAGAAGGATTTTCAAAAGCCGCCCCAGATAGCCGAGGAGCCGCGGCAGGCGACGGAAGAACCACCCTTAGTGGTGGACCAGACGAAAACGCTACCAGTCCTGCAGGAACACGAGTGCCTGTCGGACGAAGTGCCAGTGGTGAAATTCACCAAGACGGACACGGTGGAAACGGAGGAGGCGTCGGGTTTTACGCAGGTGAAAAGCAGGCAGACGGCAACCTACACAGGGGCTGCTTGCCCGACTCTCCCTCTACCGGACGAGAGCTACCCCCGTCCCTCCCAATTTGGGAGAGGCCACGGCGGGCTAGTTCACCCCATGCAGGGGATTCCGGGTGCCCATTATTACGGCGCCCATCCATATATGGGGATGTACCAACAACCGACGTATTCTCACTATACGCCGATTACACATTCCACGAACCCGTACGCGGTGCTTACTCAGACGAACTCTCAGAATATTGGGAAGTCGGAACAGGAGCAAACTGCGATAGGCCAAGAAAGCCTAAAACCGGCAACGCCAGAGTCAGGGAAGAGTTTGAAAGAAGATATTCAGACATCGCAGGAAGGTTCCACTACCCAGACACAAGCACAGAAGCAACCGAAAGGTCCCTCCAAGAAAATCATTCCCACAAAGGAATCCGCCTATCCGACGAAACTTACCGCAAAGCGGGAGAAGCAGTGGGAAGAGGATCTGTCAGCGCGGGGATTGAGTGGACTTTTGACAGAACGGCCAGACCTCAAGCAGATGATGGCCTTGATGACGCCAAAGCAATTCGCGCAGCTTTCGAAGCATCTTTCGAAAGACGATGGCCCGAAATCCTCGGGAGTGTCGCCAGAGACTCAGGTCCAGGCTACCCCTACAAAATGCTCGGAAGCCAAAACTCCGACATCATCGACAACTATCCAGAACAGCTCAAGCACCTTGTGCGTGAACGAATCTGGAAAATAGTTAATACTTCGGAAGAGAAATTCGAAGAATGCGAAAGAGACCCTCGTCTCTGGCTGATTTATGGTCTACGCGATCCCGATCGTGTCTTCCCTAAGAATCAAGCCCAGAAGAAGACCAAAGAGCTCCCTAGAATCATTTGTAGTACATCCCTGGTAGATCAATTAGTAACGAGATTTTTCTTCCAAGATTATACAGATGCCGAAAAGGAGGCGTATCCCCGTGCCGATACTTGCAAAGGAATCGGCTTTTCAAAAGAGCATGCCGATTTATTCGGTGCTCGAATGGACGAACGAGCTGCTAAATACGCTGAAGTCACAGGACAGCCCATAAAGGGACCTGTTGGAAGCGATGTTAGCGGCTGGGACAAGAATTTTCCCGGTAAGGGAGCTTGTGCTACCGGATATTCTATGCGGGCAACCGTTAAGAATTACGAACAGAACCCTAAAGGATACGAAGCCGCTTACATGTGGTGGAGTAAGTCTTTGTGTACAAATTTGTACATTTTAGATAACGGCAAAATAGTCGTGTTTTTAGACAACAAGGTCCAGAGAAGTGGTGGTTTTCTAACTACTTCCTCGAACGGAAATCTCCGTGTGCTTTGTGCATACGCAGTAGGTTCACTACCTTCTGCCGCGGGAGACGATTGTTTGGAATACACAGTTTTGACAATGGAGGAGCTTAAGGCGGCGTATTTGGCAATAGGTATGCCGGTACGTGACGTAACGCAGTTTAGTGTAGATGAGTTTGAATTTTGCTCGCATGGGTTTAAGAGATGCGAAAAGCCTGAAGAGGGCTGGTATACTTATTTGTCTTCATACGAACGCATGTTTTTCGAGACTGCATTTTCTCGAAAGACTGTCGAGTCTGATATTAATTGGAAAGACGAGATTATCGATCACCCTAACAAGGAGATGGTTAATGGGTTCCTTGATTATCTCAAGGTACGTGCAGAAATGCTAAGTAGCTAGAACGGCTAAGTCTTAGTCCGTCCCCTTCCGGGCATGACTAAAAGTAAGAAGGCCCGCCCCCAGGCCAAAAGAATGGGGGGAAGGAAGATTAAAGGTAAGGGTAATTATCAGACATTTAATCTTCGCGGCATGGCAGCTAAGCTTGATCAAGCTCTTAGCTCCATTCCTAAGGGCGCCTTTGCAAAGAAGGGCGCTCAAATGGGGGCCAAGTATGGCCCCTTAGGTGCTTTGGCCGGTAGAGGTCTAGGCGCTGGGTTGGCTGCGGTCACTGGGTATGGAAACTATTCAGTCCGCGCTAATTCTCTTAGTAAAGTGTCCACCTCTGTGGACATGATACCACAGTTTGTTAAGAACGACCATAGTATTAGGGTTACTCATAGAGAGTTTGTTAAAGATCTCGTTGTACCCAATTCGCCCAGTACATTTAGTATTGAGTCGTTTCTCATCAATCCCGCTAACGCAGTATTGTTCCCTTGGTTGGCCACTATGGCCAGACAATATAGCCAGTATAAAATCCACGGGATGGTGTTTGCTTATAAGACTATGAGTAGTGACATCACCGCGGGAGGTGCATTAGGCACTGTTATAATGGCAACAAATTATAATTCAATTGATCGAGCTTTTGTAAATAAGATTGAAATGGAGAACAGCGAGTTCGCTGTCTCTACTAAGCCCTCTATGAGCTTGGTTCATGCTATAGAGTGTGATCCTAAGTATTCGGGGCTTGATGTTCTGTACGTAAGAGATCCTTCGTACGAGACTGCCGATACTAACGACCGTAGATTTTACGATTACGGTCGGTTTCAGTTGGCAACTACCGGTTTACCCGGTAATGCAGGAACCACCATGGGCGAAATTTGGGTCAGCTATGACATTGAGTTTATGAAACCCGTGTTGGGTGGAAGTGGTTTGCCACTTTACATTCCAGGCACCACGTTAGTTAGTAAGTCAGATGGTTCAGTAGGGGTCGGTACCTCGTTGAACAAGATACCTAATGTGACTTTTGTCGGACCCCCTTCCGCGGGCTCCGCCAACACCAGCTACAGTGTTGTCCCCCCGGCGTTTACGCTGTCGGGCAACACCGGACTGGTTGGGACTGTTGTAGATATAGACCCGATTAACAATGCGCGCGTCTTTCTAAAGAAGAACGGCACGTATAAGCTTATCTTTACAG